ACGGACAAGAGCCGCAGCACTGGCAGCGATTCGCACATATCGAGGGCGAACCCCGTTGGAGGCATTGGGTACCGCTACACGGGCGGAAGTGCCGCTAGTCGTGATGGCGGCGCCGCCCTTGCTGGGGACAATATAGTCGTGAGATCGGCTCATAGCTTTCCCGGCCAGATTCGGAGATCACTAAACGCAGGGTCTTCACACAAGCGCTTAATATGCTCCTGATTGCGGATAAATTCGGAGAGTTGAATATTGTTCACGTTGCAATAATGCTCGATCACAACATTCGGAATGCGGGCAACATGTTTAACCCCTTCCGCCTCCCATTTTCCCTCATTGTGTCGGGCTTTACAATCATCCACGATAGCATTTACCTGTTGCTCGCGGACAACCACGGCTCCACCGTCTTCGGTATCGTGCCAAGAGGTTTTGATAAGGGACATGCGTAAAAAAGCCCCCAGCTTATTAGGCCGGGGGCGTGCTCAGTTAATTAGGGAGCTTGGATGTCGCGGATGCAACCATGAGCCGACTCATTGCGCATTTCCAGCGCATATTCGGTTTCAATCATGAAGTTGCGAGCGGCGCCAATCTTCGCCAGTTCTTCGGTTTCCATATCGCGCAGCACAGCCAGAGCAGCCATGCTCGGATCAAGCACGTAAGCCTCACGGGTGCGAGACATCACGCGATTGGGAACAATCTTCAGCGTGCCGAAGTCCGAGCGGTACACATCCCAAGCGGCCTCCAGCTGGCGACGTTCGCCGGAAATGTCACGGACAGAGGCTCCCGAGACATTGGAGCCGGTGAAGTTGGCAGAGATAGCCTCCTTCATAACCGGAGCGACCATCACCATTTCAGGATTGCCGCCAGAGGTGTAAGCCAGACGGATAACGGTGCGCAGCAGGGGCTCGGTGAAATTGCGCAAAGTGCCGTCAGTCGGGGCGGTATTGGTGGTGGGATTCGGAGCCGCACCAGAAGCGCCCAGGCTGTTGTTAGTGGCAATCCAGCCGCGCAGGCCGCGAGTCTGACGAGTGGCGCCCGTGGTCAGGGTGCCATTCTCAATCAGTGCAATTTCCATGTCCTTACGCAGTTCCTTGCCCTGCTTCACCGTCTGGTAGCGAATTTCGCTCTTACGGCCAGCCTTGGACACAGCTTCTTGCGTGTGCGAGATGCTGAAAGTCTTGCGGCTGATTTGGGTTTGGTTGCTGCGACGGACAGTCGGAGGAACTGCGTTATAGCTGGCGTCTGCACCTTCAGGCACGGCATTGTTAGCCGGAGCAGCCAGAACGTCAGTTTGCCACTCATGGGTAACAGCAGAGGCGCCGACCTTATCAATGGCACTGATCAGCGGCGTGTCGGTAGGCGACACGTTGTAGATCATGTCAATGAGGTCTTCGCGATTGCCAATAGCGGCAGTGGTCAGAAATGCATTTGCGGGCATGATAGCTCCTTAAGAGGTTTTGCGAATCCAGGCTTCAACATCCTTCATGGTTCGGCCTGACTTCAAGAACTGTTGTTTCGCTTCCTTTGCCCTCTGCCCATTCACTTGTTTGGCAGGAGTGCTAGGGCCAGCGGGGATGACCTTCGGGGGTGCTTTGGAGACTTTCTCCTTAGCCTTGCCCATCTGGTCCTTTAGCTGCCGATATTCCGCCAAATCGCGGAGCATCAGCAGAATTCGGTGATCCACCGTGCTGTTTACGTCTTCAGCGCTGAAGCCATAAGCACCGGCAGTATCTACCGCACGTTTCGAGAATTCGCCCTTTTTTACCGGGTCATTCAGCTCAGGCATTGCCTGTAGCAGTTTCGGAAACTCTTCTTGCAACATGGCTTGCCGTTGGGCCTCGGCCTCTTGCTGCATCCTCAGAGTCTGTTGCTGCTGCTGCTGAATCAGGGTGTTAAATTGACCCACCCGCTGCTCATACAGGCCCTTACGAACCAAATATTCCTGCGGGTCTTGTTGCGCAAGTTCAAGCGACGGCGGCTCTCCTAGCACTTCTTTGCCCACTGCAAGCAATGCCTGCGTCTGGGCCTGAATCTGCTGGTATTGAGTAGCCAACGCCTGCCGAGCTTGTTCAGCTTGGTTGCGCTGCGCTGCGACTTCCTGAGTCTTGCGCGTGTAGTCCGCCTTGAGGTCGCCTGCAAGCTTCTGCGCCGCTTCGATAACTGCCTTCGGTGTTCCCTTGGGAATCTCAAGCTGTTTGCCGTCAAATTCGACGGTCAAAGGGGCTTCTTCTTGCTGCTCTTCCTCTTCTTCGGTCACTACATCGTCACTATCCTCGTCAGACGCTTCGATTTCCTGGCCTTGAGTTTGAGACTCATCATCGACAGTTTCAGCCTCGGTATTATCTTCGGCTGTTTCTGCGCGCTCTGCGTCTCGTCGGTCAAGCTCTGCAATAGCCTGTTCGACTGTGGCATATCCATTCGACTGGCTTTCGCCTCGGTCGCTCATGTGGACTCCAGTATCACAACACTCTTAATCGGCGGAGTGTTTTTCGCCGTCTGTGGTAATTACCACGTATTCATTATCCACGAAAACAGGAATTCCAACATCACCAAACTTAACAAGCTCAGTTTGTGGATTTGGGCATCGAATCTGAGTAACCATAATCGACTTATGCAGATACTCAGCAAATCGGATCAGCGAATCCCAATTGCCGACCGGACTCGCTCCATTTTCGTTGGCGTTGCCTTGATCAGCTTGCCCGTCTGGATTGCCGTGTTCAGATACTTGCGGAATCGGTTGCTCGCTTCCAGCAGGCTTTTCAGATTTCGATGGGCGTCCGCGTCGCTTTGGCTGCTCTTTTTCCATGCTTCAATAATCTCCTGTTCCCAGTTGTTCAGTGCCTCAGTAATGAGGGGGTGGTTAAGAATTGCGTCGGCAGAATCACCGAGCTTTACTTTGTCTAGGCTCATTGGTTCACGGCATCATCAGATGCGCTCTCTTGTTGTTCAGAAAGTACCGTTTGCCCTTGGATTTGGGCTGCGTCTAGCTTGCTCTCGGCATTGATGCGGGCAACTGCCAGTTGGGTTTGCTGCTGCATTTCCAGCTTGAGGCGCTCCAATTGGGCTTGAAGTTCGGCTTTGTATTTCTCAAGCTGCATTTGAGCTTCAGCCTTGAGCTGCTGCTGTTCTGCTTCGGCACGCTGGCGGGCTACATCCACTTCGGCCTGCATTTGCATACGTTCGCGCTCAAGCTGCATTTGCACCTGGGCCTTCATCTGCTCTGCTTGCGCCTGGGCTTGCATCTTTGCCTGTTCGAGCATCAGGGCAGGATCAGGCTGGGGAGGCTGGGGCGGCGGCGGATCGGGGAAGTATTGTTCCGGGTCTTCCAATCCAGCAGCTCCAGCAATCTTTCGTGCCAGTGCAATAGCAGCCTGCGGCGGGACAAGGCCAGCGCCGACCATTTGAGCCTGTTGAGCACTGACGGCTTGATACATGCCCAACTGGCGATCACGGCTAGCAGAGCCCAATCCAACATCGACCAGAATGTCGAACTGGTTATCCCAGCCTCGCGGGTCAACATCCACCCACTTACCGGAAACACGCTCCATCGTGGGCTTGTCTTGGTATTGAGCAAGGCACTTGATGAGCTTGAGAAGCAGACAACGGAGGCTATTCGACAGATGTCGGGCAATCATTTCCACCCGCATATCAGCACGCTCGGTAATCTCAAGGACTCCGGTAGCGGTATCGTTCAGGGCATCAGAGGAAAGCCCCTTAGACATGCGAGAAAAGCCAGTGCGCTTCTCGACCCACTGCTCGCCCCATTCCACAGCCTGCCACACATCAGCGCCCAATCCGCCGACTTCCATCGGGGATAGCTGATTCTCCCGATCCAGACGAACAATGCCGCCAGGACGGTTATTCAACAGGTCGTCAATGGTCTCTTGACTAGCACCAATAACACCGACTCGCCGGTTAACGGTCAGGTAGACATTATCCTCAACAGCCCGCATCAGGCGCGTGCGGAACTTCTGAGGTTGAAGCGCAAAATCAGCTGGGCAATTGCCATAGAAGGCATGAGGCATCGGAGCGGGGCAGAAATAGACGAATGGGTGATCGTCTACCTTCTCCCGTTCCATGAGCTTGTCACCAGCAAGGAACACATGCACCCATTCAGGAACACCGTCATCGTCGTCGTCTAGCTTAATGTAAGCCTTGACGCACTTGACTAGCCCAGTTTCCTCTGCTGCATCGTCGTCACTGAATCGGCTGTAAGTGTCTCGACGGGTCAAAGCCTCTTCGGAATCATCCTCGTCCGTGGACAAATCCGATGTGTCATAGCCCATCGCCTCAAGTCGATTCTTGGGCAAGCGGAACTCACGGGCGATGAAGTCGGGCTCTTTGTCATATACCGCAGTCTGACCGACCCGCATCTCCTCCGGAGGAATGGACTGGATTACATGCCGACCTTTTTCCTCGCGCTTGCGTACCTTGACCGTGTATGTGGTCACAACGCCTAGCATCGGGTCTTGAGTAACCTGCTGCTCTTGCTCGACAACCTCTACAGCCTGATCCTGCAACAGAATAGCCAGTTGCACCTCGGTCATGCCGCGATAGGTTTCCTCGCTCTCGTCCGTGTAGGTTTCCCAGCCGACCTCACAGAATCCTACCTTCTGAATAAGGCCATCCTTGGCGAGAGAGTAAAGAATCTCAAACCCGCCCAGCTTGTCCCAGAAGTAGTGGCGAACCACATCAGACACAAAATCAGCCATCGGCTCGGCCTGGGGTTTCTTGGCTCGCGCTTGGATGGCTTCTCGGGTAGACACAAACGGGCGCAGCAATCCCGGCAGCATCCATTCAACAGTGTCAGGAACGTCCGTAGAGACAATATCAGACCGCTCTTCAATCTCAGGAGGGGCAAGCTCTCCAACAGGCTCTGCAATGTAGTACTCCAGATTCCTCTGGCGTTGCTGGGCAATCTCAGAATCAGGCGCGCCAACCGAGCCCTTTAGAGCCCGGTCAATTACGCCCTTCAATTCGTCGTCTGTGTATTTCATCGCTTTCTGAGTCCCAGGCTAGGATATTTGAGAGGTTTGCCACTAGATGCACTTGAGCGGCGCAAACCCTCCAGGGCATAGCGAACCGCATCGATGACATGATTGTCCTTATCTGACAATACCGGCAAAACCTTACCCGTATTCTCGTCTACCTTATAGCTGTATGTCGATAGTTCGTTAATCGTATTCACACAGCGGGGATGGACGACAATATCAAAGCTCTTCAGGAACTCCACACCCTCATCCAGGCTTTTTGCGCCCTTGACTGCGGGACCGACCCTCGGGAATCCATGTCTCTGAACATAGCTGATAGTCTCAGGCCGAGCGGAATCAGCGGTAATGAACCACTTTTCAGACTCAGGAACGGTCCTGAATAGGTCCGGGATTCTGTCAATCTCACAACCGACCATGTAAGCCTCATGATCGATATAGAGAACCCGGCCATCTAGATAGCAGCGGACCAAAACCGTAGGATCAACAGAGAAACCCCAGTCTGCGCCAAAGTGGAAAGAAGCACCGCGAGGCGTGTCGAACTCTTCCACCTTCCAGTTGCGGAATACTCGCGCCTCAGAGTTGTTGCGGTATGCACCAAGCCAAACGTGAGCGTACTTGTCTGGATCGCGCCTACGGTCATACTCCATTTCCTCCCGGAGAACGTCTGGGAAGAACGGGTTATCACTGTAGTTAACCTGACGGACGATGGCATCAGGCGGCGGATTCTCGCCACGCAACAGAACGTCTACCGGATCAACCGCATCACGCGGGTTCCAGCTAAACCACAGTTCTGACCCTGGCTTACGGATGGTAGGCCGCAGAAGGTCTAGAGAGAACTGGCTCAGGCTCTGGGCTTCTTCAACCCATGCAACATCGTAGCCTTCCAGCGACTTGATGGAATCAGCGGTGTGATTCTGCATGCCCTGGAAGATGATTCTTCCGCCCTTGCTTGAGAAGATGCGTTGATCTTGAACCTCGAAGTACGCTCCCGCGTTAAGGCTCTCGATCTTGTTTTCTAGCAGCTTCTTGACAGACTGGTCAAGGCTCTTCTGTACTTCACGGACGCAGACAGCATCCAGCTTCTCGCAGATGGAGCGTTCAATAAGCAGCTCACCGAAGAAGTGGGACTTGCCAGAACCTCGGCCACCGTGAGCGCCCTTGTATCGGCTTGGCTGCAAGAACGGCAGATAAGCCCTAGGAGTCTGTATCTCTAGGATGCTCATTCTTTGGGGTCAACAATAACCCGCTTGATAGCCTCGATCTTTACTTCGCCCGTGTGCTCTTGAGTAACACGGTCGCCAAACTTCTTCGGACACAGCTTGGACAATACCCACTTGCGCGAGTCAATCCGCAATTGAGCCCGCTTGATGTGATCGCCATTTGCACGCCAGCCGGGATTGTCTGGATCGTTCTTCTCCATCCAGTCGTTTGTCCCGTTGTCGGCGATATCCATGATGTCTTCTGCGAGCGCTTCCAAGCCTTCTTGCTTTGCCTTCGCGTACTGCGCACCAAATTCAGGATGCCGACCAATCCAGCGCCATACGGTAATCATCTCAGGAGCCCAGTCTTGACGACACACAGCCCGCAAGCTTTGCCCCTCTGAAAGGGCAAGGCAAATGCGAGCTGCAATATCTTCGTTGTAGTCTGACGGCCTACCTGCTGGCATGGTGCTAATCTAGGTTGATAGTTCACCTAGTTTAACACAATGGGCTTATTCGTAGTAGATGCGATCAGTGAGCCAGCGGACGAAGTGAAGACTTTGCTCCATACCATCCTCTGTATCTACCTCGTCATGGTCTAGAGTACATGTTCTTCCGCCAGCGCTACAGTAAACCCGATACCACTTTCCTTCGGGCTTTAGGCGGAATTCGTAGGTTGGTTCTTTGTCTGCCCAGTCATCGTACAAGTTTTGGCAAACAACCTCCATCAACCGAAGATCGCTAGGATGAACCCACGCGCCATTCTTCGGCCTAATCTGCACTTCCTTACCATCCGCAATCCAGCGGAGGACTTCTGCGTATTCTGGTTTCATTGGTTATCTCCTTTCAATTTGTACTCTTCGACCTCAAAAACAAAACGCCCTGTCGCAGCGTTCATTTTTTGAGCCTCTTCCCATGCATCGACATACGTCGAATAGACGCCGACAATTCCATCTATGCCGGTGAACCTGTTGTTCCTAGTGATGATGTAGATGTACACACCGCCCATTTTCTCTCCTTTGTCCATAGCTACGCCGGGTGACCTGGGGTTAGGTCTACGCTCCATCTGGATGCCTCTTCTGTGCTAATCCAGACCAAGTGCCCATGAGGGGTAAATTCATCGGGTTAGGTGCTCTGGCTGTCACAATCACCTAATGCCTGCGTGAGTCGCTTTACCTACGCTCACACCATCTAGTTGGTCTTGGGTCTAGATGGATCGTCTGTCCTGAGTGCGCCCGACTATAGGC